AAGCCGATCAGGCCACCGATACGGCGGTAGTTGCCCCGGAAGGTGTGCTGCATCGGACCACGGCCCCGGAAGAAATGACCGTCGCCGCTGGCTTCGTTGCCATTGCCCAGGCGGTTGGCGTAGACGAAGTTGGCCAGGCCGACCGGGTTGCGCAGGAACTTTGGCACCTGTGCGGGCGTGATGCGTGCGCCGAACACTTCCAACAGCCGTGCGCTGGTGGTGTAGGTCAGCCCTTCTTCCATGCGCGACAGGCTCAGGCTTTCGTGGCCAACCTGGCCGAGCCAGTGCGCGGCGCGGCGCTTGGTGGTGATGCCGAAGCGGTTGGCGGCGGCAAGCAGCGGGCTGTGCCAGCGCTGTGCGCGTTGCGGCGAGCACTGCATGATCGAGGCGAGCTGGGTATCGGTGAACATCAATCGACCTTCAGGATGCGCGCCACATTGCCCTGGGCGCGGTAGGTGAGCACCGCCAGCACGATCAACGTGCCCAGGTGCCAGAGACTGACTTGCGAGCCGGCGCCGGCAAGCAGGATGTGCAGCGCCTGACCGCCGGTGCTGGCAATCAGCAACCACGCGCACCAGCCCGCGCCGCGTCGATGACGCGCATCGACCGGGCGGTGGTAGGTAAGCAGGCGGACGCAGATGGCGAGCGAGGCCATCAACGTCAGGACGGTGACCAGGCTATGCACTGGGCGGACCTCCACGACGTAGGAAGGAAAAGTCGAATGACTTGCTCTTTTCGATCAGACCCAGCGTGACCGTGATAGCGCACGCCGCGCTAGCGAAGGCGGCCACGCCGCTGGACTTGATCGGCAACCAGCGCAGCAGCTCCGGCGCCAGCTGGTAGCCTGCGATCACGCTCACCGGGAAATAGATCAGTCGCGCCAGCAGTGGTTGCTTGGCGGCGGACACCACGAACAACGCGCCGCCCGCGAAGGCGCCGATCAGCGCATCGCCGTCGATGCCAGGTAGCACGGAGGCAAGGCCCACACCGGTGGCGATCAAGAAGCCGCTCGATACGGAGGTGGGTTCGGTCATCAGATCAGTCCCATAGCTGCACAAGCGGCGTCATCGCCGCCGTGGTGGTGGTTACCTCGGGCAACTCCACCGGCGTGCCATGCGGGAGCACGGCGCCCAGTTCGGCCAGGCCGGGATTGAGGAGATAGGTGCGCTCGACCAGGCCGGCCGTGCTGCCCAGGTGGCGCCAGCACAGCAGGTCGACGGTGTCGCCTTGCATGGCGTGCACGCGCATCAGATGAGCTCCACCGTGCTGCGCGGCAGGTTCTGAAGATCGCGCACAGCCCAGCGCTGGTCGCGGCGCAGCTCGGTGATGCTGGGTGACAAGTCATCGGCGCGCTGGTTGGCGCTGTCGGTAGCGTCGAAGCTGCGGTAACGCTCGGCCACCTCGACGGCGGTGGCACACGCAACGGCGCGCAAATACAGCTGTACGCGGCGCGAGAGACCGTCGACGGTGGTGCTTGGTACATCGGCCAACGCAGCCCAGCCGGCAGCCTGCTGTGTCTGCGCCCAGGTCTGGAGCTCATCGTTGACCGCCAACATGGCGGCGACGATGGCCTGGCGCAGGCGCGCATCGGTGATGGTGCCATCCAGGCGCATGCTTGCCCGCACACTCGCCGGTGCGATCGCCGGCCAGAACGGTGCGTTGGCGATCGCATCAGGCGTGGCGCTGGTGCTGCCGGTGGCAGTGAATCCGCTCATGGATGGCTCGGAAGAGATCGCCGGTGGTCGGGGCGTCACCGCAGCGATGGAGTGCTGTGGATCAGCCCCGAGCCGGCGAGGGTTGCGGGGACGCTCGGTTAGGCGCTGGTGCCCGCAGGCTCAGCGCTGAACTTCTTCAAGAGGCGCTCGGCGCGCTCCAGATCCTTCTTGCCACCGCAGCTGCCGTGCAGTGCGATGGCGCGCTGCAGGTCGGCGACAGCGGCAGCGGCAATCGGCTGCGCCTGGTCGGCGGGCGTTTCATCGGTGATGCCGGCCAGATACGAACGGGCCAGTGCCAAGTGCAGCTTGGCGCGCACCTCGTCGGGCATGTCCTGCTCGGCGGTCAGCGCGGCGGTGTCGGCCAGGATGGCCGCATCGAACGGCTGGCCGGTCTTCTGCGCCGACAACGCGGCGTCGGCCACTTCTTCAGCCAACACGCAGCCCACCGTGCGGGAGAAGCGATCGGGCATCTGCAGGTTGTGCTTGAGCACATAGGCGCCCAGCTCCAGCGCGCCGGCATAGTCGCCGGCATCAATGCGCCAGACCATGCACGTCATGACGATCTCGTCCTGCGCGCCCTGGCCGCCGGCCAGCACGCCGGCCAGATACGGCACGTAGGTTGGCAACAGCTGCACCTTGAGCGCCGCCTTGCCCTGGGTCGACTGGATCTGCTTCAACCGCAGGCAATCGCTCTGCAGCTGTGCCATGTGCTGCTCGTAGGCCGTTGCACCGGCCATCAGCTGGTGCGGTGCGCGCTGGGCGGCTTCCAGCTCGGCGAGCACGCGGCTGTGGTGACGCTTGGCGGGACTGTCGGCCATGGTTTAAGCCTCAATCTCGATGTGCTCGACCACGCAGCCCAGGCCGTAGTCTTCGACTACGTACGCATCGTTGGAGGACTCGTAGTTCTCGATGCGATCGCGTGCGGGCACTTCCTGGATGTAACGGCGACGGCCGCCGGTCTGGTAGTAGATCGACAGGTTCGCCAGCGAGGTCACCATCAGCGCGCCGTCCGGCAGATACGGCACCTCGGCCACCTGCAGGCCGCCGACGCGGCGCTGGCTCAAGATCAGGTCGGTGGCGATCTTCTCGCTCGCCGGCTGATCCTTGTTGACCATCGGGAAATACTTGTCGTGCATCAGGTCGCGGCCCAGCACCACGACCAGGCTCGGATCCTTGCGGTGCCACGGGTCGAGCAGGTTGCTCACCACGTCATACACCAGCGCGTCGAGGTTGCCGTAGTCGGCACCGGCACCGCCGATCACGACCTTGCCGGCCGTCTTGCCGCTCGCCAGCACGCGTTGGGCGGCGTTGGTGCGGTACTGCTGCAGCCAGCCAATGTTGACGTCTTCCAACAGCGGGAATGCGGCGCGATCGGTGTCGGCGGCCGCATGCGTACCGTTGAAACCGATCTGCAGACGGTCCAGCGCCTGGCGCTTGACGATGGCATCGCGCAGGCGTGCCTGGAAGTCCGGAAACTTGGCCCAGGAATCGAGCAACGCATACGGGATGGCGGTGTCGAAGTCGGTCTTCTTTGCCAGGTACTCGTTCTTGTCGAGCGCGGCCACGTTGCGCGGGGTGCGGGTCTTGCCTGCACCCGTGTCGGTACGGCTGGCGATGCTGCCGGTGACGCCGATGCCCACCTTCTGGCCGGACAATTCGTCCACCGGGATGATGTTGACCTTGGACAGGAACTCGCTCGATTCCTGCATGCGCGATTCCAGCTTCTGCTGCACGGTCGGATCGACAGCGAAGGAGTGGAATGGCGAGGCGACGCCGTTGAGCTTGGCGATCTGTTCGGCGAACTGGGTGAACTGCAGGCGGGTGGCGTTTTGCATGGTGGCTCCGAAGGATGTGGCGCTGCGGCGTTTGTGTGGTGTGGGATCAGCAGTCGGTCAGCACGGCCGCGCCGCCGCCGGTGACCACCGGGCGTGCGGGTTGTGCGGGGTCAGGCTGCTGTGAGAGCGAGGCGCGCAGCTGCGCCAGGTCGTCCGCCAGCTGCGCGTGCTTGGTCGCCTGCTCGTTGTGTTCGGCCTGCAGGCGGTCGAAGCGTTCGTCCTGGCCGCGCACGTGCTCGGCGATCTGTTCGATGCCTTCGCCCAGGTCTGCGAACTGCTCGGCGGTGATGGCGGTGGCGTCTTCGCTCTTGAGCGCAGTGCGAATCCGGCTCAACAGACTGGCGACCGGCCCCTCGCTGACTTCGCTGAATTCCAGCGCGGTTTCTTCGGCAACGGTGAACAGGTTGCCCGGTGACTGCTTGCGGTCGGCAAGCGGATTGGCGTCGGGGTTTTGGCTCGCGAAGCTGAGCATGGAAGTGCCCAGGCTGGCCGGCGAATCGGTCACGGCCAGGCCGACCAGATACGCCTTGCCGGTGTTGGCGAACTTCTCCTGCACTTCGATGCTGGTGTAGAGCTTTTGCTTGGACTTGTTGATGGTGATCAGATCGGCGGTCGGCTCGATCTGTGCGAACAGCGCCAGACGCTTGGTGCCATCGATCTCCACCTCTTCGGCCTTGACGGCGGTGACATCGCCATACGCACGGAACGGCGAATCCGGCAGCAGGCTGCGCATGTGCTCGATCCAGATGCGGGCGTTGTAGGTCTCGCGGTTGTAGGTGGCGGCCATGTCATCGATCCAGCTGCGCTGAATCGTGCGGCCATCGGTGGTGGCGCCTTCGACGGCCACGCGGAACCAGTTGGAACGAAACTTCTTGGCCTTGGCCGACATGGGTGTCCTCTGCGCTGGATGCGTTTGCGATGACCCATGGTCAAACGCAACGCATAGCGCAGCAACGAAAACACCGTGTAAACAAGGTGATTACGCGTTGCTCAACTGTCGGGATTAAGAGGTGTGCTGCACCCTGATCGGCATGCAAAGCGTTGCCACCCAGCTCCCGATGGACACCCGCAGACAGGCCAAGTTCCTGTACTGGATGGGATGGCGCGTGATCGAAATTGCGCAGGCCATCGGCGAGAACGAGAAGACTGTACACAGCTGGAAGTCGCGTGACGAGTGGGATCGCGCAGATAACGTTGAGCGCATCGGTGGTGCACTGGAAGCGCGCCTGGTCGTGCTGATCATGAAGC